AAGTGTAACTCGTAGCTGTTAGTCATTGGCTATGCCTCTGATCTACGGCTCGAGATCTTCACTCCATTGAATGTACGAGCTTCTAGACTGGGTCCGTTAGGATTCCCAGCCCAGCAGCTTGGCGGCAATGCCGCCGGCGTTGACCATATAGAAGGACATCGCCTCGGACAGATCAATGATATCCGCCGCGGTACCTGAAGGATCGTTTCTGATCGTAAAGGTAATCTCGGAGAGGCTCCCATCATTCGTTTGGGACCCCGCATTCGGTTTCACATACCGCGAGAACGTCACAGAGTGACGCTCGAACGGCTGTGTTCCCGATTTGACGGAATCCCTCGAATGCCGCACTTTCGCGCGGTAGGTGACAGTTCCAGTGTCCAAGAAATACTCGGACGAGTAACCGTCACTGTTGATGAGAGGAAGCACATGAGCGGTTCCACCGGAACCGTTCATTGTGATAGTGAGTGAAGAACCAAGCATGGTTACATTTGCTCCTAGGTTGCTAACGTCGCCCTTGACGGGCGGCGAATAGCGCACCCAGGATCGACAGTTGATTTCCCGAAAGTAACGGGAAATTGGCATCAGGAGAAGCGCCAACGCCGATAGTCCTAACTTTGGACTCTCGGACGAACGTCGCACCCCCGCCTTGAAAATCGAAATGATTATCATCGCGGGTCCAAGTAGCAGTTGTACGAGTATGTGTCATAACACAGCGAGAAACGGCTTGCGCCGGAACCGCGTTGTTACCACTGGCGATATAATCGCCCATATTCGTAAACCAGTCAATCATCCACGACCATGGAAGTAAATTCCATGCAGTGGAAGTTAGCGATTGGGCGTTTAACCCGAACACTAAGGAATTGGCTAGAGACTGCTTCTCTTTGTCATTGGAGAATGGGCGTTTGGAAGTGGGTTTCCACCTAAGTGTAATCCACCTCCTGCCCTCGGTCACAGTCCGCACGCGGCATGTGAACACGATTGATAGACCGGATTCAACAGGGACTTGTCCCTGCTGAGTTTCACGGACG